TCACCAGATGCTTCATTCCCATTACCCATTCTATCAGCATAAACTCTATTAGCAATCTTTTCAGGTTGACGAGCATAAGACTCTTCCAAGTTTCCAGGAAAATACTTTCCAAAGATTCCTTGTAATCCTTGTGCCGAATAATTTAGGTTTTCAGAAAATGCTTTGAATCCACCAGTTTCATGTGATGTTTGAGCAAAGAAATGTGCCGCTCTTTCTGGTGTAAATTTGTAATAAGCCATAGCAGCTTTTAAAGTTCCAGGTCCAAAAGCACCATCTGCTGCTACACCAATTTTAGTTTGTAACGATTTTAAACTCATCGATAACTCCCATTTTATAAATAATTTATAATAAATATGTTAATTTGTTACCTTTCGGTTTCTTTTAATTTCAATATATTCAATTTAGGCCGTGATGGTAATGCTATATCATTTTGCCAAAACAAAGGTGGTTCTTTATCATTCTTATCATTTGGATTACACTCATCGGTCATTCTATAAAATAGTAAGTCACCGGTGTAGTCATCTTTACGAACTACATATTTTGATAAATCCACAGCAACAACAGATTGGTTCTTGTATGAATAATATAACCAGGCACCTTCTACAGCACGTTTATATAACCAGTCCGATATAGTATCATCTATCTCAACACGTTCAATTTGTTTATCAATCAAAGTGTGATATTCTATTACTCTATTGGTATAATATATCAATAAGGTATCTCTAACTGAAATTATGGAATCTTTAACTTTTGTTTCAGCTTTGTATTTTGCAATTTTGGCTTTCTGACTTTCAAAAATACTATTAATTGTATCAGCTTGCCCCTTTGTCAGAATAACAAAAGTATCACCATCAATTACCTTCTGAATCGGGTAACTTGATTGGCTGAAACTCAAATTCCCGACCATTATTAATGCTATTAACAGTCCTCTCATCTTTCAACTCTTTCTTGATATTTTTAACAACAGCTCTTGTACTATCTAAATCACCAATTACCTCGGAAACCATCGTTTCGAGATTTTGCTTCTCTTCAACAAGTTCTTCGTTTTCAGTTTCTAATTTAGAAACAGTACTACGCAATGATTTATTGGCAGTTGTTAATTGTTTATTTTCATCTGTCAATTGTACATTTTCTTCCACCACGACAACGTGACCATGACCACTTGAAAATATTTGTAAACAAACTAATGCTACAAATGAAATTATTACTATGAGTATCTTTTTTTTCATTTTTTACCACTCAAAAACATAAGAACAATTTCTTTTAAGCTTTTAGAACTTTCGGTACTCTCTGTCAGTTTAGATTCTAACTCATCACGATACTCCCCTTCTAATTGCTCCAATCGTTTTCGATAGTCTTCTTCACTTTGCATGAGTTTGTTTAGAAATACCCAACACAAGTAACCCAATCCTAAAACAGCAAAACCCAATATACCATATTGAGTTAATACTTCAAAGGGACCAAATGACATTACTTCTTATTTTTTTTTGTGTTATTTAATTCTTCTTTTAATCTGTCTTTTTCAGCCCACTGGCGTTTCAAAAACATCCAAGCCACATATCCAAGAGCAAGTGCTGCCAATCCTAACGGACCATAATCACCTAACTGATTGAATACCCCAAAATCAGGGGCGGTTGGTTGTACTGAAGTTGTATCCATCGTACTCCTCTAAAATATATGTGGTCACAATATGTCACCACTTCCATCTACTATCTATTCTTTCGTACCACCATTATCGGTAGCATACTTAACACCCATTATAGTACCAACAATTGAAAATGCATTTGTCAAAAGAATTCCAAACATATTGCTCCATGTAGAACCTATTATTTGTGTATCTTGACCAGCCATAAGTGCGATACCATACATGATTGATGTAATAACACCAACCCCAATTATTACAAATAGTGCGACTTTAACAATAGTACCTATCAACTCAAATTGAGTTTTCTTTTGCATAATGTCAAGGTCATCGAGAGCTTTATCCTTTGCTTCTTCAGCTTGGTTTCGTAAAACCTCTGATTCATCCAATGCAACCTTTAACTCTTCCATCAGACTAGCAGCTTTATTTGCTGCTATTTCTAATTCTTTGTTTTGTTGTTGTACTTGTTTTGTTACTTCAAGTCGTTTTTTACGAGACGTGGTATCTCTAACTATACATTCTTTCAGATAATTTTGAAATTCAACATCACCATCTTCAGCTTGTAGAATCTTTAGAATATTACCTTCAAGATATATTTTCTTTTTTGATAATTCTAATAACCCATCTCTCGTAACTTTTCCAACAACCATTTTTATTTGTATATTTTAAAGGGAGCCGTTTTAGTACGATACCCCTCGTAATCTTTTTTGAATTCCATTAAACGTGGTTCAATGTCATCTGATTTAATAATCCAAAATTGTGCACCAACGCTCTTTGCTTTCTGAATTTCATGGTCATCCTCTGATGAAGAAATAATACCAATAACACAACCATTACCATATTCGTGATTGATTTTTCTAATCATCTCAATACCATCAAATGATGAACCAATGATATTTAAATCCACAAATACACATTCAGGTCTTTCATGATTTACATCATCAGGAAACCACTCCTTAAACTTTCTATCAGCTTCATCGGAAGAATCTAACGCTTCCAATGAAAGTGCTATGTCCAATAATGAACACGCATCCTCGAATACGAGGTGAAATAAATTTTCATCGTCTATCAACATCAAAGATTGAATCATACCCTTACCATCAATTTTGTCCCACATTCTAATTTGTGAGCTCTTATTTTAAATCCATGTTCTTTTAATATTTCGGTACAAATGTTCAACCCCAAACCAGTTCCACTTTCTTTTTGATTTTCCTTCCTTTGATAAGGTTGGGAAAGTAGTTCAAATTCGTCTTGAGTCATACCTCTACCATTGTCTTCTATAACTATGTAAGTTTTACCCTCATCGGATGATTCTTTATATATTTTAACCCATTTTGTGGGTGAATCATTATACTTTAATCCATTTCGTATTAGATTGTCAATAGCTGTACAAAACAATGCTTCGTTTACATCAAGTGTTGGTAAGTTGTCATCAAGGATTACTTGGTTTTTATAAGCGGTAAGTCTTAAATAATCTTCCAATATGTGTTTAATATCACAAGTGGTTGTTGTTAATTTTGAGTTTTGTTTTACAAGATTTGTAAACTCATATACACCAGCATATACCTTTTGAGCATGATGTAACCCATCTTCTACAAGTTGTAACGGAGCCCCAATTCCAAGTTCTTTTATTTTATCATCATCAAGTCTACGTCTCAATGATTTTACACCACGGGGTAGATATGTGTTTATACCACTATGCATATCGTGTCTGATTATCTTTGCGGCGTGTTCAAGATAAATGTTTTTCTTTTTTAAGTCAGTCGAGGTATTTTCTTTATTTTTTAGGAATTCAAATACCACCATAAAAAATGGCGGCATGAACGCAATTACACATGAATAACCAAATACAGCCAATTCATATGAGTTTTTACAAATACCAAAAACTATACACGATTGTACAGTAAAGAATGTGAACATAATCACAGCAGCAACTAAAAGGGCTATCCTTGATTTTAACGATATACCTTCAAGAGCAGCCACGTTATAGCTCCGACTTCTTGAATCCTAGCTTTTCAAAAACCCATTTGGATGGACATACTTTAGTCCAAACACCAACTTGTAGCATTACAACTACAAACAAAACTAAATACCAGTTGTTAAACAATACTGATGTTAATAACACCAATGACATTAATAGATAAACAGCTCTAACCGAGGTCCAATGTTTCATATAGCTCCTAATGTAGCGAAGAATGCTACTTTGATTCTAATCCAAATTCTTTGCTTTTTTGGTAAAGCTTTAAATTCAGGAGTATTAAATATATCTTCAATCATATAAATAACTATACAGATGTATCCAAAAAGTCCAAAGGTAAAACCCACTCTACACCGAATGGGTCTTCTACCTTACCTTCTTGCTTTAGTTCGTTTACTGATATGAGAGTCACTTTTTCTCCCTCTATCAGACTTCCCCGATGATTCGAGAATGTCTTCTTTAACTTTATTTTTCTTTTTGGGTTTAAATTTTTCATAACCAGCGTGTTGAATTTCACTAAAATCGAATTGATTGACATTAAGTTTAGCCATGTCGGATTACTTTCAGTTTTTTAATAACGTCCAAGAATTCTTCTACGGAATAAGATTTACTTTTTTCATCTTTGATAATCACTGTCTCCAGTGTATCAGGATACTTTTCTACCAATCGGATAAGTATTTCAAAACCATGTTCAGCCCAGAAATTCTTAAACGATACCTCTCCTAATATGTTGGTTGAATAATCAACATCTTTCTCGGTATCATCTGGTAGTAATATAAAGTATCTCATAATTTTATAAGGGCGTCCTCGTAGTGTTTTATACGATTTACCTTAATATTAAATATGTCAAATTCGTACTGACCAATCTCAAACTCATTAAAATCAAATATTTCTGACATATTTTGGATAAACTGAAATGACTGATTTGTCATTCGTTGTGAGTCAAATTGTACAATAATGTCTGATTT